CGACACTTTCTGAAAAGGGCGATATTTTAACCATATTTTCAGAATCAACAAGAATTAAAAGTATTTTAGAAGATTTGTTCATCAATCGTTTAGATTTGAATACGAATCTACAGATGTGGGCAAGAGGGGTTTGTAAATACGGGGATGATTTTGTTTATTTAAAAATTGACCCCGAAAGAGGTATAATTGGATGTCAACAATTACCTAATATTGAGATTGAAAGAATTGAAGGTAGAGAATCAAAAACTCCACATCAAAGAGATATTAAAGCACCTACAAGAGAATTAAGATTCCAATGGAAGAATAAAGAATTGGAATTCCAAGCATGGGAAATTGCTCATTTTAGATTATTGGGTGACGATAGAAAGCTTCCGTATGGTACTTCCATGTTGGATAAGATTAGAAGAATTTGGAAACAATTACTTCTTGCGGAGGATGCGATGTTGATTTATAGAACGACAAGAGCACCTGAAAGACGTGTATTCAAAGTATTTGTTGGTAACATGGACGATAAGGACATTGAAGCTTACGTACAACGTGTTGCCAATAAATTTAAAAGAGACCAAGTAGTTGACCCAAGAAATGGTCAAGTAGATATGAGATATAATCAAATGGCAGTAGACCAAGATTATTTCATTCCTATTCGTGACCCGGCACAAACAAATCCAATTGAAACATTGGCGGGAGCTCAGAATTTAGGTGAGATTGCCGATATAGAATATATTCAAAAGAAGATGCTAGCTGCACTTCGTATTCCAAAAGCATTTTTGGGATTTGAAGAAGTTGTGGGTGACGGTAAGCAATTAGCATTAATGGATATTCGTTTCGCAAGAACCATTAATAGAATTCAAAAATCATTAATTCAAGAGTTGAATAAAATCGCTCTTGTTCACTTGTATCTTCTTGGTATGGAAGATGAGTTAGATAATTTCTCACTTTCATTAACCAATCCGTCCGCACAATCCGACTTATTAAAGATTGAACAGTGGAAAGAAAAAATTGAACTTTATAAAAACGCAACCTCAGACCAATCTCAAGTAGGTATCTTACCTGTGTCACATACATGGGCTAAGAAGAACATTCTTGGTATGAGCGATAGTGAGGTATTACTTGACCTACAACAACAACGTATCGAGAGAGCAATGGGATTTGAATTAACAAACACTCAAAACGTAATTAAACGTTCTGGTGTATTTGATGATGTTGACGCGAAATACGGTGTACCTGAGGAAGAAAGACAAGAAGGTGGAGAAGCACCGGCAGGTGGTGAAATGGGTGGAGGAGCCGAAATGGGTGGAGGAGCTGCAGAACCGGCAGCAGCGGAACCCGCCGCACCGTTAAGTGAATCCACAAAACGTCGTAATATTTTAAGTATGTTGGGTGAGGGCGATAATTTAAATGACCTTTTTGATGTCAATAAAGCTCAACAGAATATTTATGAAATAGAAAATAAATTAAAAGATATACTAAACGAACAATAAAATGTCAAATTTTGGTGATGTAAAAACAAAGTTGTTAGTAAAACTAACAGAATCATACACCTCTGATAAAAAATCAGATGTCAAGGAATTATTAAAACAAGTTAAATCAAATAAGAATTTGATTGAGATGTATTTGTTTTATGAGGATGTTGAAAATAAACATATCCCAAGTATTGAGACCGCTAAATTGTTTGTGGAACAAATCGAAACTCTTTTAATTCAAAAATCAAAACTTGTTAATGAAGGTATCTCAACATTAACCGAATCGTTAAAAGAAGTTGCACCTAATAAAAACGAGGTATATGAGTGTTTAGATGTATTGTCTGAGGAAACAACACTATTGAATGTAGAAAAGAAGGTTGTATCTAAAGAAAGATTAATTAAACACCTTACGACCTCGAAACAAATTCAGGTAGAAGATGTTGCTCCACATACGGATAACCAATCATTATTAAATGCAGTTTTAGTAAACAATTTCAACACTAAGTTTACTGACTTCATGAATGAAGAACAAAAAGAAACATTTAAGAAAATTGTTTCGATGAAGGATGGGGAGTTATCTGTAGAAATGAATACGTTGAAAGAATCGATGACTCAAAAGTTTGATACTTTAATATCAGGAGAATCCGATTCAACGTTAATTGACAAACTTAAAGAAGCAAAAAAAGAAGTAAACGAATCTACAGTGAGTAAATTCAATTACTACAGATTGATTGAACTTAGTAAAAGTTTAGATTAATCTTGTGGTCCGTTTAGCTTCTCTTTGTAGATAGCTTTTAACTTTTGTTCTCTTTTTAAGACTGAGGGTTTCACAAATTCTTGTCTTTCCCTTAATTGTTCAGTCTGTTTTGTTTTATAAACCTTGTTTTTGTACTTCTTTAGTGCGATTTCAAGGTTTCTTTCTTTTGTAACGTCTACGATAATCATAAGTGTCTTTTTAAAAATATAATTTAAATATTTGGATTTTTTAAGTTTATTCTGTATATTTTAAATACACCATAAAAATACTAAGTATGAATAATATTAATGAAAAAGGGCAAGTTTATTACAATTGGTGTCCACAATAACGTAAAGATAGGTTATGGCACCGTTGATTACAAAAACCTAAAAACTATCTACATCCAATTAAATTCTTGGACTCAACCAAATCAGGACGATTGTGATTTCGATAAACTAATTTCGAAAACAAGAAGACAAATCAAAAATAAAATTTACGACCTAAGATGTGAGTATTTTAAACCACAATCTATCGTTGACCTCGACATCAAAACTAGCGGGGTTAAAACAAATAAAAGGTCATTTATGGATTTAGAGATAACATTATACGTTGAGAAATATTTTGACGTTAAATCAAAAGAGATAAAACAAATAGTATCCGACATATCTGAAAATATTATAGATACCGTTTTAACTGATGAAACTTTGTTTAATTTTTATAAAACAAAGAATTAATCTGTTATTGGGGTATTTATATATAAAAAGATAAATGAAGATACTTGGACCTAACGAGACCGGCAAGGGTATTTTAATCGAATACGACGCGGGTCATATATCTCCACAAGAAAATCAAAGAATAATATCCGAGATGAAAGATACAGACTTTTCTCAGGATATTATTCTCTATGCCGTTTTACAAAAATTCGATACTCCAAATAAGAACGGAAGGATTTATCCTGAAATGTTACTTAAAAGAGAAAACGAAAAATATCAAACACTTATAAAGAAAGGTGGTGCCTTAAATGAATTAAATCACCCCTCATCTTCACTTATTGACCTTGATAGGGTATCACATTCTATTATGGAAACGTGGTGGGATGGTAAAATGTTAATGGGTAAGATAAAATTATTTACTTCTCCAGGTTGGAAGAAGATGGGTATAGTTAGTACCAAAGGAGACCAAGCCGCAATGTTATTAATGAATGGAGCAACATTAGGTATATCATCAAGAGGTGTTGGTTCATTAAAAAATGTAAAAGGTCAAAACATCGTACAAGAAGATTTTGAATTGGTATGTTTTGATTTAGTATCGTCCCCATCAACTCCCGGGGCATACGTTTTTAAGGATTTAGGTGAGAGAGATAACTATGCGGAATCTATTGAGGAAAGACCAGAATCAATTGATAAAATGAAAAATCTAATGTCAAAATTGGATAGATTTTTATCTAAATAAACAATTTATTTTAGGTTTCAATATCGTAAAAAGTACTTTTTTACATAATCATAATATTTATAGTTAAATAAAATTTCCAAATGAGCGAAAAATCAATTTTAGAACAAGCATTACTTCAAGTACAGACTCTTGAAGAGGCAGTAAAAGCAAACGCAAAGGGTATACTTGCTTCTACCATGAAACAAGAACTAACAGATTTGCTAAAAGAATCATTGGAAGAAGAGGAAGAGGTTGTTACAGAACAACCCGATTCTGAAGAAGAGACTCAAGACGATGTACCAGCCGAAGCTGGGGATGAGGAAGGTGGTCTCGATAACGATGAAGAGGGTGATGAGGAATCATCTGACGACGAACTATCTAAAGACATTGAATCATTAGATTCTGAAGACGAAATGGGTCCAGAAATGGATGACATGGGTCCTGAAGGAATGGAAGATGATGACACTGTTGATATGACTGACGCCGACGAAGACGAAGTTTTAAAAGTTTTCAAAGCAATGGGTCCTGAAGATGGTATTATCGTTAAGAAGGATGAAAACCACATCGAACTTGAAGATGGTGATGATGAGTACATCATTAAGTTGGACGAAGAAGAAACCCACGAAGAAGAAACTATGGAAGAAACTTTTGACGAACCTATGGAAGAAATGGGTGATGTTGAGGAGTCTATGGTAGAGCCGGCACCTGAAGTTTCAGAAGATTGGAACGAAGGTGAGGAAGTGGTTTACGAAATCGAACTTGATGAAGAAGGGGAAGAGTCAAATGAAGAGGAAGTATCTGAAGAAACTTTTGACGAACCTCACGAAGAAGAAATGGGTGAAGCCGCAAGAACTAAGTGGAACGCACATGGTGACAAAGGTGAAGCTGAAAGAGCAGGTATTAAGAGTAAAAAAGTATTCGCAGCAGGAGCAATCAACGAAGAAGTTGAGAACTTGAAAAAACAAAATGCCGAATACAAGAAAGCTCTTGTGTTGTTCAAAGAAAAGCTTAACGAAGTTGCTGTGTTTAACGCAAACTTGGCTTACGCTACTCGTTTGTTCACAGAACATTCAACCACAAAACAAGAAAAACTTAACATCTTAAAGAGATTTGATTCTATCTCAACCTTGAAAGAATCGAAAAATCTTTATTCAACAATTAAAACTGAATTAGATACTAAAAAACCAATTTCTGAATCAGTAGTTGATAAGATTACTTCGGCACCAAGTACTTCGTCTTCAACTGAAGTTCTTTCTGAGTCAAAAGCTTACGAGAACCCGCAGTTCAAGAGAATGAAAGATTTGATGTCAAAAATAAAATAATAAACATAAAATAAAAACCAAAAAAATACTAAAATGGGAGCATTATTAGAATCAGGTATGGTTGGTAACATCGGTCTAAAGCACCTTCGTGTTATCAAAGAAGATACCATCAAAAAATGGGATGATTTAGGATTCCTAGAAGGTCTTGACGGCCATCAAAAAGATAACATCGCACAGTTGTACGAAAACCAAGCGTCTTACTTAATCAACGAAGCAGCAGTTTCTGATGCTAGTGGTTCTTTCGAGACCGTAGTTTTCCCTATCATCCGTCGTGTTTTCTCTAAATTATTAGCTAACGACATCGTATCAGTACAAGCAATGAACTTACCTATTGGTAAATTGTTCTACTTCATACCTAAAATCCAAGACACTAAGCAAGCACCATTCGGATATCCAAATTCCGAAAGTAATCCAGGAGCTGGTTATACTTCTTCACAAAGTTTGTATGACCGTTTCTATGAGGAAGATGATTCTGCAACTTCAGGTATCTTCGATTACTCAAGAGGAGCAGCTACTTCAGTAGCAGCAGCACCTTTCGCGTTCGTAACATTCAACAATGGTGCGGTAACTGAAAGTACTGCGGCTTTGTCTGGTTCAGTATCAAGTGCGATTGTTGTTCTTAGTGGTTTCACTAAAGATGGTCAAGGTAAAATGGTAGGTGCTGATGGTAACGTGATGGACACTGAAGAATTCTTAGCTTCATTAGCAATCACTGTTACTGGTAACACAACTGCAAACAATGGCGTTAAAAACTTCAACGTTGTAACTCAGAAATACGGTAAAGGTATCGTTGAGTACGGTCAGAAAGCCGGTAGTGGTGTAAATAAGTTCAACGACATCTGTGATGAAGAAGGTAAAATTTACTTGAACGTAGATTTCGAACTTTATGACGCAACAACAGGTTTCAGTGCTGCTGACTTTACAAACGACTTAGCACTTGCTAACATCGTTGTTTCTTACAGAACTTACGAATCTCTTGAATTCGAAGAAGAAATCGGTGAAGTATCTTTCGACCTTCAATCAGTAACAGTTTCTGTAACTGAAAGAAAGTTAAGAGCTAGCTGGTCTCCTGAATTGGCTCAAGACGTTTCTGCATTCCACAACATCGACGCTGAAGCTGAATTAACAGCTTTATTGTCTGAGCAAGTTGCGGCAGAAATCGACCGTGAAATCTTACGTGACATTCGTAAAGGTGCCGCTTGGAGAACTAAGTGGGATTACAACGAGTGGAAGTATGGTGCTGTTAGTGGTACACCTTTCATGGGTTACACTCAGAAGGATTGGAACCAAACTTTGATTACCAAAATCAACCAAATCTCTGCTCAAATCCACAAGACAACTCTTCGTGGTGGAGCTAACTGGGTTGTAGTTTCTTCTGAAGTTTCTGCAGTAT